CACGTGAAGTGATTGATAACTCCACAGGAGAAATACTAAAAACTCCTGAGGAGAAAATTACATCTGACTATGACACAGCCAGAGACAATCTTCGTGAATTATTGGTCACTGGGCAGAATGCTTTATATTCTGCATTAGAAGTTGCAAAACAATCTGAACACCCACGTGCCTATGAAGTCGTGGGTAATCTAATGAAGCAACTCGCTGATGTAAACCAACAGTTAATGGATATACATCAGCAAAAAGCAAAACTTGATGGACCAAAAGAAAGTGCCCAGAAAGTTACAAATAATGCTATCTTTGTAGGTAGCACATCTGAATTGAACAAGATGATTAAGAAACTGAAATTAGGAGAATAAAATTATGGCTTTACCAATTAACACCGCACCAGTATACTCAGTAACCATTCCTTCATCCAAGGAAACAATTAAATTTAGACCTTTCTTAGTCAAAGAAGAAAAAGCTCTTTTGATTGCTCAGCATAGTGAGGATCAGGTCGTAATGGTCGATACGCTAAAAGATATCATTAAATCTTGCACGATGGATAAAGTTGATCCAGATAGTCTTGCAACATTTGATCTTGAATATCTATTTACGCAGATTAGAGCCAAGTCAGTTGGAGAGAATGTTGAGTTACTATTTCCTTGCGATATTTGTGAAGATGAAAAGGCAAGAGTCAAAATAACATTTGATCTAACTAAGATTAATGTAGATTTTCCAGAAGGACATACTAAGAACATTCAATTATTTGAGAATGTCGGTGTAATAATGAAATATCCTTCTATCAATGTTATTAAACAATTAGAAACATTGGATATGAGTAATGTTGACTCAGTATTCAATGTTATTTCAGCGTCTATTGAAACGATTTACAATGACACTGAAATGTTCCATGCTAAAGAAACAAGTAAAAAAGACATTATGGAATTTCTTGAGAATTTAACATCTCAACAGTTCGCAAAAATTCAAAACTTTTTTGAAACTATGCCACGTTTAAGCCAGAAGGTACAATATAAGTGCCCTATGTGCTCTCGTGATCATAATAAAGTTTTGGAGGGACTTGACAGTTTTTTTTGATGAATCTCTCACATGATTCTTTATTCAATCACTATAAAATGAATTTTGCACTAATGCAATATCACAAATACTCATTGGATGAATTGAATAATATGATCCCATTTGAGAGAGAAATTTATATTAGTATGTTGGTTCAGTATCTAGAAGAAGAAAAACAACGATTAGAATCTAAGAAAAATTAAAATGGCAAAAAATACAAACTATGTCGTTAATGTAAGTTCCAGCGAGTTTAAAAAACTTCTGGAAATACAACAACAATCTTTAACTCAATTATCTGCAATTAAAACATTGACAGAATTATCAAGAAAACTTGATGAAGATTCATTTAAAGAAGTTAAAGAACAAAAAGTTGTAGATAACGACCAGTTAAAGGCAACCAAAGAAGTTAGCACTAACATTAAAGATTTAATTGAGCTAACAAAAGAATCCTCAAAAAATATCGCTAAAATGGTTCAGGATAAAGCACATGGAACTGTTGGTGAATCTATTAGAGCAAAGTTCGATGCTAAATTTGGTTCGCTACGTAATGTTCTTGATACAATGGGCGTTGTTAAAAAAGGTGGCGGTGGAGTTTTTGATAATGCTCTTAAACGTAGAGAAGCCGATAAAACCTTTATTAAAGGTGATATGAAACTGTCTGGTACTTCTGAGCAAGAAGCCAGAAATAAATTAACTCAGATTAAAGAGCATGAAAAGAATATTACTCATAATGAGAAAGAAATTAGTAAATACACTAAACTAGGAATCTCTGAAGAACAACTTTCTAAAACAATTCATGGTAAAACTCTTCTTGAAAATAGAAATTCAGAAGTAAACAAATTATCTAAAATAGATTATAGAGTTCAGCAACATTTAAATACTACTAATGAATCTAATAAAAAACAAGTTAATGCTACTAATGAATCTAGTACGAATTTAAATCGAGTTAATGCTACTAATGTTAATGAAAATATTAATGTAAATAAAAAAATAGTTCCTATAGGAAATACGCCACTATCCGTTATTAAAGCTGCAAACCCAGCTATAAAAACTGATGAACTTGAACTTGAAGCAATTAGAAGAGAAGAAGAACAATCTGAACTTCTAAAACGTATTGCAGAAAATACTGGTGGTAAAGAGAAATTTAAAAGCCCACAGAAACCAGAAGAAGAGGGTGGTGGATTATTAAATGGAATAGGATTTGCTGTTGGTGCGATTGCAGGTTTAGCGTATGGTTATTTTAAAACATGGCTCAAAGTCGTAAAGGGTTTGTTTGAAGGAATAACAAAAGTATTAAAAGGTGCTTATGAACTATTACTTCCAGAATCATTAAGAAATAATATTAGTGAGTCATTTTCTAAGATTGGAAAATTCTTCTCTGAACTTGGCAACAAAGCTAAAGCATTATTTGTTTTTGAAGAAGGATCTGCAATTGGAAAAGCATTAGCTGCAGTTAAAAGTGGATTTAGTTCAATTGGTGGAGTATTAAGTAAAATAGGAGAAGGTATTAGCGGTGCAGTTAAAGCAATCGCCAAGATACCTGGAATTGGTGCTTTCTTAAGAGGTGCTGGACTTGGTTTTTCTATGTTCTTTGGACTTGGTGAATTAATCGGTACAATTATGCTAATTTCTGACACTATTGAAGGTGCATTTAAAGGTTGGGAAAAAGGTGGATTTGTTGGAGCAATTAATGGTGCCTTACAAGGATTAATCGGTGGATTTGTTGGAGGGTTAGCTGATCTTATTAAGAGTGCAAGTTCTTGGATATTAGGTGCACTTGGTTTTACAGATGCAGAAAAATTCTTAGACTCATTTAAGTTCACAGATATAATTAACAATCTTATTGATGGGTTCTTCAAACCATTCCAGATGCTACAGGATGCACTAATGCATCCTATTGATTCACTCATGAAATTGGGTACTCTTGTAACTGATGCATTTAGTAAAATTGGAGAAGTATTTAAACCAGTAACTGATTTCTTTAAAAGTATTGGTGATAGCGTTATCAATATGCTTGAAGGTATTGGTATACCAGAAATTGGATTTACTATTCCTATTATTGGTAAAAAAGTTTCAATCGGTCCATTCTATCCATTCAAGAAAGATAGCGAGAAACCTATTGCTGCTGGAAATAGTACTGCTGGCGCAGGACAAGGTTCAGCTGAGTTTGCTGCGAAAGATCCAAGAAGAGTTGATAGTGGAGCATCTCCTGCATCTACATCACCAATAAAATCTACTGGTTCAAAAGAAGAATATACTCAAATTGCTGGTGAAAAAGTAGTTCCTGGACAACCATTATCTGGTAAACAGATGGCAGTTATGGCTATGTCCTTGTCTGTGGGAAATAAGTATCCTGCAGAAATAATGCAGCAGTATAATAAACAATTAGCTGGTGGTGCTACTGTTGATAACTCTAAAGCAAATGCTATAACTCCAACACCATCATCTGGTAATATTATTGCTGGTAAGTCAACTGAAGTTGTTGGTGCAAAAGAAGATATGGCAAATAAAGGTGGTAACACCAACGCTATTCTGAACGCACCAACTACAGTTAACAATAACACTAATCAATCTACCATAATGAGATCTCCATTTAAGAATGAAGATTCAACACTTAACAAGTATATTGGTACTCGATACGCAGCATACTAAAATGAAAAAAGCCACCGCAAGGGTGGCTTTCTTTTAAGCATTACTCAATCAATTCTCTTGAGCAATTTTCTTAAAATAAGACATAACGTCTTCATCATCTTCATCTAAAGAAACTTCCTTTGCTTTTGGAGCAGGTACAGATTTAATCTGTGGTGCTGCAGCAACAGGACGATCTTCTTCTTCAGCAATCTCCGCAGCAGATTTAGCAGAGAATGAATCACCAGAAAGAACTTCTTCAAGTTTTTTCTTCAACTCATCATAAGATTTAAAGTTCTTACGATCAGTGAATTCAGACAATTTATGCTGAGCATTTACAACAGTCAACAGCTTTTCTTCGTCTTCGCTGATTGGAGATGGATCTTGGAAAGAAGATTCATCATAGTTAGTGTAACCATCTTTCTTACGCATACGTAATTTGAAGTTAGCACCTTCCCAAAGATCAAACACATTCACTGGATTTTCATCATCATAAGTTGGGCGAGCCTTATCCATGATCTTATCAAAGATTTTCTTACCAAACTTAAACAGTTTAACTTGTCCTTCATTTTCAGGATGCTTTGGATCAGAAACGATCAAAACATTGGCAATAAAAGATAAGCGACGCTTTTGCGCCTGTGCAATTTTCTTGTTGGCTTCAGAACCAGAGTTCCACAAACGTGAATTAAGTTCACCAACAGGATCATTCTCACCAAGAGTAGTGAGTGAGTTTTCAATATACCACTTACCAGTTGGTCCTTGGAAGCCATGAGAAAAGATACGAACCCATGGTAACTCATCACCTTCTACACGTGGTAGAAAACGAAGTGTGGCTGTTCCATTTCCTGCCTTGTCGCCTTCAAGTTTCCAGAAGCGATCATCGACATAAGACTTGGTATTGGTTTGGGGATTAGCGATTTTCTCGAACTCTCCAGCGATTTTGCCGAAGTCAGAAGAACGCATTTTGCGAAGTGTTTGAATATCCATTTTGTATTTCCTTGTATAAGTTGTATTTACGGTGTATCGTTTTGTATATGTTGAATAGTGATTTCATCATTAAGTTCAAACTCATCGTCAAATGAGTCATCGTCATAATCTTCTTCAACATAACTATTTAGCGTTTTCATACCCCCAGTTTTCTTTCCATTGGAATGTTTACTGTGTTTCCCAGAACGCTGGCTGGAAATTTCTTCATCAAATTTATTTTGATTTTTATGGTAAGTCTTGCCCATATTATAACTCTTTAACTTCTTCCTTGAATTCCAAATAAGATGACATTATCTTTTCTTTATCGTATTTAACAAAACCTTTTGACTTTTCAACTTTACGGATTTCATTTTCCCAAAGTAAAGTCATCGAAGTGTTTTGCTTCCATGGTTCGATTAAGTTCGCTACGTCATCTAAAATCCTAAGAGTTTCAATCCCAATTTGTTTTCCAAGATATAAGTTAAGTATACTTGGATATTGATTTAAAGTAAAATTTATTATTGAGGTTTCTTTAATCTTGCGTTTGTAAGCATCCATTAAAATCTTGTTAAGATCATCTGCAAAGATCTTTGTAATAGACTGCTTACGTTTGTTCCATTCTAACAAATACGACTCTGCTTCCTCAATTGAATAAACCATTCCATCATTACCATATGCAAAATTAGCAACATAAAATTGAATCAAATCTTTGTCAACTGGATATTTACGTGCTAACTTCTCAAAAATATAACGATCGTTTCTTGCATTAAATGCTTCACGAGTTCCTTTTACAGAACCACGATTCTTAAATACATCAAAGGAATCTTTTGTGAAGTGTAATTTAATTGCAATATAATATTTATATGCCTTAAATCCGTCCATTAAACATCCAGCTGTGCCTGCTTAGGTAAATAATTTAATTCACGAAAGTTCATCTCAAGTTTATCCTTAAGAGATTTATTAATAAGTTTTGAAATATCAGAAGGTTCAAGA